TCTAAACTAAGTTCAGTAATCGACAATGCGCCTAACATACTTGGACCAAACATGCATGTTCGAGTTGAGCTAGACATTGACATCAGTTACGAAGAAGCTAACTTTATCAAAGAAACATTTATCAAAGACTACAACTTGCGTGAGATGGCATTGATTCCTGTTAAGAGCACAGCAGTTGACACAGACATGGCACCAGGTGAAGTTAGATTTGAAAGTGTTGATCAGATTGTTACAGATCAGATTACCAACATCTCTAGCGAATTCTACGATCCAAAACTATTGTTACAAATATATCAAAATCTATGATTCATATTAAAAACTTAACCGTTAAAAACTTCATGAGTGTGGGCAATGCTACACAAGCCATTGATTTTGATCGCAAGGATCTTACTTTAGTCTTAGGTGAAAACTTAGACCTTGGTGGCGACGGAAGTCGTAACGGCACTGGTAAAACTACTATCATCAATGCACTAAGCTATGCGTTGTATGGCAATGCGTTGAGTAATATTCGCAAAGACAATTTAGTAAACAAGACCAACGGTAAAAACATGTTGGTTAGTTTGGATTTCATTGTAGCTGGCAAAGAATATAAAATTGAACGTGGTCGTAAGCCAAACGTGTTAAAGTTCTATGTCAACAACGAAGAACAACAGGCCAGCGATAATGCACAAGGAGATTCAAGAGAAACACAAGACGCAATTGAAACTACTCTGGGTCTTAGTCACGATATGTTCAAGCACATCATGGCCTTAAACACTTATACTGAGCCTTTTTTGAGTTTAAAAGCCAACGATCAGCGTACACTCATTGAACAACTACTTGGTATTACACTGCTAAGTGAGCGTGCAGAACGTATCAAAGAGTTAAACAAGGAAACCAAAGATTCAATTACCCAAGAAGAATTTAGAATACGTGCTGTAGTTGAAGCTAACAAACGAATTGAGGAACAAATTGACAACCTTAAGAGGCGCCAACGGTTATGGTATGACAAGCACCAGGAAGACTTATCAAAACTTAAGGCGGCCATTAAGAGCCTTAAGGAAATTGATATTGAAGCAGAGATACAGGCGCACAAAGATCACGCAGCTTGGGATCAAAGTCGTCGGGACTATAACGATTTACAAGGTGCGCTTTCGCGGGCCAAACTCGAACGTGATCGTGAAGACAAAGCGATCAAGAAACTCACGCAAGAAATTGTCTCGCTCGAAGCACACACGTGCCACACGTGCGGTCAGGCTTTCCACGACGAGAAGCACCAATCTGTACTGGAGAACAAGCAGAAAGATCTGGCAAATGCGCGAGAGGCAAGCCGGGCTCATAGCACCACAGTATCAGAAATACAGACTGCCATCGCCCAGCTGGGCGAGATAGGCAAACCACCCAAAATGTTCTACGACAAGGAATCAGATGCGTTCGAACATCGTGCCAATTTAGCTGGCCTAGAGCGTCAGTTAGAAACCAAACAAGTTGAGATTGATCCTTACGAAGAACAAGTTGTTGAAATGTCTAACCAGGCTCTGCAAGTCATTAACTACGACGAACTTAATAGACTTACACGTTTGCAAGAGCATCAAGAATTTTTGTTAAAGTTGTTGACTTCTAAAGATAGTTTCATTCGTAAAAAGATTATTGAACAAAATCTAAGTTATTTAAATAGTAGACTAACACACTATTTGGATCGTATCGGCTTGCCACACACTGTGGTGTTCCAAAATGACCTAACTGTAAGTATTGAAGAACTGGGCCGTGAACTAGATTTTGATAACTTGAGTCGAGGCGAACGCAATAGACTTATCTTGAGTATGAGTTGGGCATTCCGCGATGTTTGGGAAAGTTTGTATAGTCCAATCAATGTGTTGTTTATTGACGAAATGATTGACAACGGTATGGATACCCAGGGCGTCGAAAATAGCTTGGCATTACTCAAGAAAATGAGTCGTGATAGACACAAGAGCATCTGGTTAGTGAGTCACAAAGATGAGCTTGCAGGTCGCGTAGAAAATATCCTCAAAGTGGTTAAAGAGAATGGCTTTACAAGTTATAACACGGACATAGACATTGCTTAATCCTGAAGTCTTACACGTTGAGCTCTCCAGCAAGTGTGTGCTAAAATGTCCACGATGTCCTCGCACTGAGTTGGACATAGACTATCTCAATCAAGAAATCGATGTTGATTCATTTAAGAGAGCATTTCCTCCTGCGGATATTGGAAATATCAAAAAATTTATCTTTTGCGGGCACACCGGGGATCCAATCTATGCCGAGTCCCTGGTGCCTGTTATTGAGTACATTAAATCAACCTCTCAGAGTCGAATTAGAATTATCACCAACGGAAGTTACAAAAAAGCCGACTATTGGAAAAAACTTGGATCAATGTTGACCAATCAAGACATTGTCACGTTTAGTGTAGATGGCTGGGATCAAGACAGCAACAATCTTTATCGAGTCAATAGTAATTTTGATAGCATTGTCCAAGGTATAAAAACTCTAAAATCAAACAGTGATTGTGTGATCAAATGGTCCATGATTTATTTTTCATTCAATCAGCATCATGTAGATCAAATGAAAAAATTAGCCATTGACATTGGATGTGACAGTTTTGATTGTGTACAAAGCAGCAAGTTTGATGGAAGATATCTTGACCGGGGCATCGACACATTGAAGCCTATAAATAATTACGTATCCAACAACATTAGATATCAAAGCAATTTAGAGTACTTCGACGAATCTCGTAGACCCATACCAGTTGTTTCAACTCCTATCAACGCTCATGACTGGGCTAGGTGTGCCAATCACTTGAAGGAGATGTTCTTGGATGTTCGTGGATATGTGTTTCCTTGTGCTTGGTTTGCAGGTGGATATCAAGACAACGAATTTGTCAAACAACATCATGATCGTATGAGCGTTTTTAAAAGATCATTCATGGACATTGTCAACGATCAAACACTGTGGAACGAGTTGTATCAAACATTTGATACCAATCCATTGGAAATTTGTCAACTAAAATGTAAATCATGTCAATAGAAAAAATATTTTGTAACATACCCTGGGTCGAAGTTCACATCAATGCTGACGGTACATATCACACCTGCGGCGCTCAGCCAAATAGCATGTCAAATACCAACGATGGCAAAATTTACAACGTTCATAACATGTCTGTACCCGAATGGATCAATAGTGAATATCAAAAACAAGCAAGATTAAAAAAATTAAACGGGATTGCAGATTCTTTGTGTAATATGTGCTACCACGAAGAGGAAGTTGGGTCTTCGAGTAAACGTATTAGAGAAAATTTAAAAAGCAATATTAGTTCAATTAATTTTTATCAGGACTATAACAATAGCCCAGACTTTGATCTATTTAAATATTCTGCCGACAACAACGGTGTTACTGATTTTTTACACCCAACAAGTTACCATTTAAGTCTTGGCAACGAGTGTAATTTGGCCTGCAAAATGTGCTCCCCAACTGCTAGTAGTAAACTAGCATCTACAATGACCAAACAAGGGTTGTATACTGGTCCTATTAGGATGAACTGGACTGACAACAATGACTCATGGAATTCGGTTGTTAATTTTATATGTCAAACAAAAAATTTAAAATTTATTCACATTATCGGTGGAGAACCGTTGATCAATCCTCGATTTCAAGAGCTAGTAGATAGATTACTACAAGCCAATCAAACCAACATTTATCTAGGATTCACCACTAACGGTACAATGTTTGATCCTTTACTATTAGATAAGTTATTGAATTTTCGTCATGTTGACATCGGAATCAGTATCGAAGGGTCAGGAAGATTAAATGACTTTATTAGAGACCAAACTGAATCGGTGCTGAACAATATTGAATCTTACCTTAATTATAGAAAACCTGGGCACATTTATGTTACAATTAGAACCGTTCCAAGTGCATTGAGTGTACACACACTTGATGAATTATATCATTGGTGTATTACACGGCAAGTTGATGTGATGTCTAATATTTTAGTGAAACCCAATTATTTGCAAATAAGAAACTTACCTGCTGATATTAAACAACGGTTACTAGTCCGTTACGGTAATTGGAACTATAGCGACCCGTTGCCAGGAACCAGTGATCCTAGAGATCCTACTAGATTTAGAGAACACATTGACAACGAAATTAGATCCATTGTTTCATCATTGAATCAACCCGGAGACGACAAATTAACGGAACAACTTTATAAAAATTTAAATCAGTGGGGCTGGTTTGAAGATTCCGAAATAAGAAATTATTTCTATGCATAACACTATGATAACTAATAGTCCATGGTATGGCTATATGAATCTAAACCGGTTGATCAGTTACCCGAAGACTGTGTGGGCTTTGTTTACGAAATAACAAACACACTTACAGGCAGAAAATACATTGGTAAAAAACTAGCAAAGTTTTCAAAGACAACATACAAAGTAGTAAAACTAAAGAACGGCAACAAGAAGAAAAAAAAGATCAGAAGTAAAATAGATTCAGACTGGCAACTATACTATGGCTCAAGCCCAGAATTAACCAAAGACATTGAAAAATTAGGCATTGAAAACTTCTCAAGAGAAATACTTTATTATTGTAAAAGCAAGTCTGAATGTAGTTACATTGAGGCCCGAGAACAATTTGCACGCAAAGT